TACAGTTACTACAGCTGGTACTACATCTACTTTTTATCTACCAACATACGCAATTACTACTGCTACTATTAGCGTATTACAAGCTGGATCGGGTGGATTAATTTCAATAACACCAGTGGCGTAAGGAAAGAATAATGAAAGCAAGTGAAATTTTAAGAAAACTAGCCGATGTTGTTTCCGCGGCTGAAGCGGGTGAACAGTCTCTAGAGCACGGTCCACAAAATGTAGACAATGTTAAATTAGCGCCAGTTGATGTTGATCACTCTGATGATTCAGAAAGCCCATTATTTGTTCCACCATTGCAGGCTAAGTTAGAAATACTTAAGAAGTCCGTTGGCATGGACAATGTCTACGATGAAGTGGGCGATGTAAAACGTATGGCTGGATTAAAACCAGCACAGCAAGAAGCCGCTGACGACGAACCGTTTGAAGGTTAAGGAGTAAGTCCGTGGCCTTTCTAGAAAAACTATTCACAAGTTTTCACAACTACGCAGATGGCAACACACGTATCGGTGAATTAAATCGTATCTGGTACGATTCAAACTCAAACACCTTTCGCATACAGTTAGACAAAGTTACTCCGGGCGGCACCATTATCAGTGGTGGCTCTAACGGTTTAACTACGGCCACTGTCAATAGCATATTCACTATTACCAATATATCAACATTCATCAATGACGCACATTATATACAAAACGAAACAGGCGTCAATTCAGTAGCAGGAACTGCCAATCAAGTTATAGTTACTGATCTAGGTGGCCGCAATATACAATTGAGTACTCCTCAGAATCTAAACACCACTGCTACAGTTCGGTTCGGTGATCTAACAGTACAAAATATCAGTATACTAGGCACCAATACCAATCTTACATCCATTGAAATTCAAGGATATAGATTATATCTAGCATCAAGTGCCACTAACCTAAGTCAAATCAACGGCGGCGGCATACAGTTGGGTACCACTGCCACAGGTGTACACTCAATCTTTTGGAATAGTGGCGGCTATTGGGACACCGATAGTGATGGTATAAAAACTCTAACGCTAGAAGCCACAACTAGCACACTGGGCACACTAGAAGTACTCAACGGAGCAGTATTTGGCTATGTAAATCAAGATCTAATCTTGGCCAACGCATATATACAGGTTAACTCCAATGTGAATAATTTTAGTCAAATAGCCATCATCAATCATAATACTGGTACCAATGCTTCAGCAGACATTGTGGCCACTAACGACACAGGCAATGACTCAACTGGCTTTATTGACATGGGTATCAATTCTAGTGTTTACAATACCAGTAGTTGGATCATCAACGGTGCCAATGATGGCTACCTTTATGTAGCCGGCGGCAGTTTGGCCATTGGTACAGATCAAGTCAGTGGAGAGATTAAAACCTTCCTGGGCACAACAGACAATCCTACAATAATTTCAGTGGCCAATGCCACAACCATTACCTATAGTGTAGACCTAATGCCCAGCATTGATGCTGAGTATCTACTGGGTCGTCCAGGACTGCGTTGGAAGGGTATCTATGTAGGTACAGGATCAGTTTGGATCAACGATATTTCATTGGGCACAGATGCTGAACTTACTGTTAACAATGGTGTGCTGTATGTAAACGGTGCTTACCAACTACAGGTAGGACAGTTAAAGTTCTTCAACAACACTATTGAAAGTACAACTGGTGCTATTGACATTCAAATTGGACTAACAACATCCACAGCCAACCTAGTGCTGAATCGCAATGTAGTATTAGCCCCTGGCAAGACATTTGGCTTGATTGATACTGTGCTGGGCACAACAGCCACTATGGCTGTTAGCAACGGTGTGTTGACCATCAACGGTGCTAACCAACTACAGGTTGGACAGTTAAAGTTTATTGATAACACAATTGAATCAATAACTAGTAGCACAAACATACAAATTGGTTATACAGGCGACACTGGCAACATTACACTTAACCGTAATACAGTACTTGCTACTGGCAAAAGTCTTACAATCAATGGCAACTTCTTACACAATGGTTTAGATGTCGAACAGCCTAACTATGTTACTATCTCTTCGGCAGGTACATATACTGCCAGTACACTAACTTCGATCAACATATTACTTTATACTGCCGGGTCTGTAAATGTCACCTGGACTATGCCACCTAACCCTATAGACGGACAGGTATGTAAATGGACTAATGCTAGTACACAAACTAGTGTGTTTTTCATCAGCCCCGGAGTAACATTAGTTCCGGCAATATCGGGTCCGTTCAACGCTGGCACGAAGTTCCAATATATCTACCGTTTAGCAGATAACAAGTGGTACGCTTGCCCATAATAAATACGCTAAAGGACAATAATAATATGGCACTAAGTTTTCCACTAAGCCCTAGTATAGGACAGATATATATTGCACCAAACGGTGTTTCTTACGTTTGGAACGGATCATACTGGGCGGCTGAATCTAGCGGAGGAGGCAGTGGTGGAGGGGGCGGTGGCGGCGGAAGCCCTATTACGGTATTAAATGAAGGTACTGTGATATCAACTTCAGCAACAGTCTTCAATTTTACAGGTACTTTAATTGCTACATCTGCCGAAAACGCAGTAACAATTAATGCAATCCCACAAACTACTTCAACACTGATTAACGGTGCGTATTCGTTAGTATTAGGTAGTGACGGAACAGTAAACTTACCTATAGCTACTAATGGTTCGGGTGTAATACAAACTACTGGCCCTTATTATTTGGATGCTAACGGGGCTATATTCACGCTTAATGTTGATGGTTCGATGACCTTTCCGGATAATTCTGTACAGGTTACAGCATGGAATACCAGCACCCCAGTATTTGCATCTCAAATAGTAGGCGGAGTATCGATTTCTACTGCTACAACCGCAACATTGGGATTGGTAAAGATTGGTTCGGGTATCAGTGTAACATCAAGCGGTACTATCAGCGTACAACCAGGATTGTTACATTGGCAAGAAAGTATTAGCGTAATTAACAGTACACAAACTGCTATAGTAAGTTTGATTGCTACAAGCACACAAACCAATGTTGATGCAGTTATTCAACCACAAGGCGCCGGTGCTAACTTAGGTAATATAAACGGTAACAAGCGCGGTCAATATGCTACTGATTGGCAAAAACAAATTGGCAACGGTTCACAAGTAGCCAGCGGAGATTATGCCGTTATCAGCGGTGGTAGTTTTAATCAAGCCAGCGGATTACATAGTTCAATTGGCGGTGGTAACAACAATCTAGCAAACGCTAACTATAGCACAATCGTTGGCGGCAACGGCGGTAGTACAAGAGGTATTACTGGTGCAGTGGTATTTCCAGGATTTGCTACTGGAGGTGTATTTTCTACTCCGGGTGTAATGCAAAGTGCAATTTATAATATAGGAGCAGTTACAACTAATAGCACTCCAGTAAGATTAAGTACTGATGGAAACCCTACACCTTCTGCAAATAATCAAATTGGTATAGGTGATCGTTCAACAGCCTATTTCAAAGGCACTGTTATTGCCAAAGAAGATGTTACACATAATGCTAACATCTGGGCTTGGACATTCCAGGGTGTGCTAAGACAAGATATCGGTTCAACAACTACCGATTTTGTTCCGTCTGGCATACCTCCGGCGATAACTACTATTACTAACACAACTTCTGCGGTTACATTAACGTTAGATATAGATAATGTAACAGGATGTATGATTGTCGAAGCAACTGGTGCTGTAAGCAAAACAATTCGATGGTCTGGTAAAATCGAAACAGTAGAAGTAACAGATAATTCTTAAAGAGGATAACATGAAAAAATTATTATTAACGCTATTCGTAGCACTATCAGCCCTCGCAGGCACACAAGCTCATGCTTGGGATCAAGTAGCACCACAGCCAGTGGCCGCATGTCAAGCACAAAGTCCATATGGCTTTGCACAAACAGCTAAACCTGTTGTTGCTATCTGTCGTCATGCCTATGTAACAGCGTTTGATGCTCAAGCAAAGATCCCGGTTTGGGTAGCATATACACTACAGCCAGCAAACGCATTAGGTTGTGTTCCACGTAGTAACGCATTTGCGGCAGACGCAAGTGTTTCAGGCGGTCCTACTCCACAAGACTATGCGGCCAGCGGATATGACAAAGGTCATAACGCACCAGATGGTGATATGAGTTTTGATAATCAAGCAGAACTAGAATCATTCTTGATGACTAACATGAGCCCACAAGCACCTAGCTTGAATCGTGGCACATGGAAGCTATTAGAAACTAGTGTACGTGGTTGGGCAGTTCAAGTTGGACATCCATTTACAATCTATGCTGGTAACATTTATGGCCCAGGCGACAAGACAATTGGTAAAGGTGTTGTTGTTCCACATGCACTATACAAAATTGTTATCGATAATACAACAGGACAAATTGCAGGTTGGTTATTCCCACACGTTGCACCATATCCTAATCTAGGTACAGACTTAACCAAGTATCGTACTCCTATTGCACAAATTGAAGCACAAACAGGTGTTAAATTTGCGTTCCCAACTAATGCACAAGAACTACAGCCAGGTAAAGAATGGCCGGTGGACTTTGGGGCTTTGACTAAGGCGAAAAAAGCCCGTTGTGGAGCAAACGCTTCAGACGATTGACCATCCAGGATAGTAAAAAGGATTGTTTATGAAAACACTTAGAGATTACATCAACTTAATAGAATCAAACGAGCAAGGTGTGGCGGAAGCAAAAGGTAAACTTACATATACCCCTGAACCAACTGAGTATGGTGTATTTCCTGATAGCAAAAATGAGTTTGTTAAAACATTCCTATCACGAGACTTGGCATTGGCTCATATTAAAAAATTCGGCGGCAAACTTATAGTATTAGATCAACATGGTCGCAGAATGAAGGAAGGTGTGGCGGAGGAATACAAAGGCAATGTTAAAGATACAGAATTAAAAAATGTAGATCCTGCTAATCATAGTCAAGGCGAAGGCGACTTTGTTAAAAATCAACTGCATAGTATGAAACGAGTAATAACACACTTGGATAATGCAATCGGTAGTGGCGAAGATTTACCAGACTGGGTTCAAAGTGAAATTGCCCAGGCCGCGGATAAAATTATTGGTGTTATGGATTATTCTATTAGTAGTAAAGAACAAGACATTGAAAAACATCACGGTGGTAGTGCCTTAATGAAGGAACAAGGTGTGGCGGAAGGCTCGGGAAAGAATGTAGTCAAATCAGTCAAGGTAGGAAACTTCAGACACGATTTGGTCAATACTGGAATGGGTTGGCAGGTTCGTATCTATAACGGTGATGAACTTTATGATACTGGGTTGAGCAAGAACTCAGAAGAAAAAGGTTTAGCCGCATTGGATAACTCAGTGGCATACACTAAAAAGCAACTAAACATTAAAGAGCAAGGTGTGGCGGAAGGTAAAAGAAGAGATGGAGACTAATCCCAATGACTATCCAGTCTTTCCAGAAGAGGACGGTTACGATCGTCCTCGCAATCCTTACAGCCCTGTATAACGGATTATCAAGGCTTGGCTGTGGATTGGCAGGAATAGCCTATGAAGAACATACTACCTTAGGACCTTAAGGTTATGTGAGCCGGGTGCTGGCTTGGGGAGTAGTGATTCGCTACCATGAAACTCAGAAGTGACCACTAAATATTAGATTATGAAGATTACTGAACTAGTTGAACACGTTACAAAGGCTCCTGAATTTATTAATATGATTCAAAAGTTCTTGCCTTTTGCAATAAAAGAACTAGAACTAACTGATCTTCCTAATTTTCAATTAATGTTACACTTGCCGCATGACCAACAACCTACTTTTGGCAAATATGTTAACGACGAAAATACTATATATCTTGGCATAGAAGATAGACACCCACTTGACATACTTCGCACACTTGCACACGAATTAGTACATTACAAACAAGGCACTGAACATACACTCGGTCCGCATAGCGGAGACACAGGTAGTGATATTGAAAATCAAGCACACGAAATGGCCGGAATTATAATGAGAGAATTTGATAAGTCTCATCCGGCCTATTTCAATGCTAGTGCTGTTAATATACAAGAAGGTGCTATAGAAGATCTAGAAAAAGATTTAAAACATCCGTATAGCTACGATGCAATAGATCATAGTTAAATGAGCAGGTAATAGATATAATTAAAAAGAGAATTTTGGTTCATAAAAAAAGCCCTGAATAAACAGGGCTTTGGCTATGCCATATATTGTAATGTATTATTTCTTAGCGCCAGCATTGACAAATGCATACATCTTTTCAGCGGCTTCTATAATTTTGTCTAGGCCTGGAACTTCTGGCATAGCAACTTTAGAAACTAGTTCTCCTGTCTTTTCGTCACGCTTAGATGATAATTCCCATCCAGCAAACTTAGCAGAATACTCACCTTGGACAGCATCCTTAGCAAGTGCTAGAATGTCAGCACGGATTTCGTAGCCGTTTTTATTAAATTTAACTTCTGGCATTTTTGGAATATCGAAAGGCATATTAGACTCCTTTCTTTGCGTAGAATACTTCAGAAGCGTTCTTAACGAATGCTTGAGCGATATCTAGTGAAGATTGAACTGAACCTTTGGCAAACTTAGTTTGTGCATCAACTAGTTTGATAAGATCTGCTTGGAATTTTTCGTCCTTGATGAATGTAGTAACGAAAGTCTTTTTGCTATCTTGAATAGCATCGATAATTTGATTAAACATATTAATTCTCCTGTGTGTTAATGTTTGTGTGTACAGCACTAATGCTGTCTACTTATTTATTATATAGAGGTTATTTGAGTATAGCAAGTGGTCTGGCGAAACGTTTGCTCCAGTAGTCCATCACTGCTAGATTACTGTCTGCTACTTCTTCTATATAGGTTGTAGGTGTTGCGGAAGGCAACACTATATCCGCAAGGGTTTCCCCGTGGTCGTTTTCCATAGTAATGCCATACTTGGCACATAGATGTTTGATAACGCTATTAGTAGTCAAACATACCATGCAACCTTTAAGTATGCCATATGTACGGCAGTATTGAATACAACGCTTCATTAGCTTTGTACCCATGCCTTGTCCTTGATATTCTTTTAATACAGAGAATGCCAACTCCATCTCTCCGTCTAAGGCTATATGCCCTACGGCAACAAACTCTAGGTTTGAATCTTCTATAGCAAAGAGTATATGCTTATCAGGATGGGCTTCAAATCCATCGCAAAGTTTGTCGATAACATCATCGCTGAGTGGGTTAGCAAACCTGAGTACCTTAGAATCCAAGTCCAGGGCTTTAAGGTGTTTACGGTACTTACCATATTCATGTGGCAGTACACGACGAACTGTAGTAAGCATTGGTTAAATCCAGTGTTGACCTTTAAGTACAGCTTCTGCCCGAGCAGATTGTATTTCTTTGATAATTTCATATAGATCTTTAAAAAATTGTTTCATTTAAAGACCCCTTGCCCAATAGAATGAACCTTTATTAGTTTCGTATTCTTTGGTTAAACGATCCACATCTGCGGCGTTTTGTGGTTTGTTAGATACGATATAATACTCTAGGCCGCTACCGTAAGTCTGCGGTTTACTGAAATTGTCTAGGCTTTTGGCCAATTTTGATATGATTTTTAACATTTTATTTTTCCTCTGTGTATATAATGTGTGTAGATTCTATCTACAACTCTATTTAGTTGAACAGACTCAGTATAAACCATTATATATGAAAACCATAAATAATGCTATGTCTAATTCGAGAGAATATGCCAAATTTAAAAGATTGTTTGTTGGCCCAAAATTAACACGTAAACAGCGTATAGCTTTAATGCCTCGTTGGCCTGCTGAAACACCACTAAAATATAAGGATGTGCCATTAGCTGAACTATCTCCAGAAGATAGAAGAAAAGCGGAATGGTCGGCTTATATTGTCGAACGTAGGAAAAAGAGAGATAAATCTATTCCACCTTGGGCAGATAGAAAAGCTATTAAAGCCATATACATTAAAGCTAGTCAACTAACTATAGAAACTGGCGTTAAACACGAAGTAGATCATATAATTCCATCAAACCACCAATTGGTGTGCGGGTTACACGTTGAAAATAACCTACAAATCCTTACAGAGTACGAAAATACCAAGAAATCCAACTCCTTTGTTGTTGGTTAGCATATTGTATTTCGCCAGATCTTCTGTTACAGTATTGTTTAACATACACTAAATATCACATTACATAGGAGTTACTGTGAAACGTAAAACTCGTAGCTTACTCGAAGAATTAAATGACATCAGCATTAAACGTGATCACGAATCTCTTATAGAAAGTCGTGCCACTCACGTTATTGATAGTGCTATTAACCTAATACAGTTAATCAAAGAAAACTTTGAGCCAGAAAGCGCATACGAGCTAGAACGCAGACTATTAAACAGTATCAAAGCCGCAGATCCTGCAAAATTTACACGTGGCATACGTAAACTACGTGATTCTAAAGAAACTGCTAAAAATCTAACCCTATTAGAGGGCGATTTAAAAGACGACTAAATTCCCCCATTTCACTGCTTTTTTCCAAAATCGACTAAATATTTGTACGAACACCTCAGAGTAGAGGTGGACATATACGAGAATAAGGAGAAATATTATGTCAGCAGGAATCGCAAGAGTACACGGCACAGCCGCCCTACCAAGTCAACGCCCATCAGCACTTAGCTTTTTTAATCTAAGCATCGCAGGTGACGTAAGAGCAGAATCTACACTAACAAACGGTGTTTTTGATCAAGCCTTCCGTATTGCATTGGATAACTTTGCAACAGTCGGTATGATTGGTTACCCACAGTTAGTTAACGGTTTCACAGTTGTTAACTTTGCTATCGAGAACACAGGTCTTGATGCACTAAGCCCAAGCACATTGGGTACAGGTTCAGCAGAAACTAGTTATGGTACATGGGCTACTACACAAGCCGCTATGACAGCCGCTGTTCAAGCACTAGGTACAACAACTTCAGCACTAGGTACAACAGTTAATGCAAGCACAGCTACAGTTAACTACGGTGTTGTTACAGTATCTACAACAAACAGCGTATACGGTATCTAATTTTAAATTAGACTGTAAGCAACATGAAAGGGAGTTTTTTAACTCCCTTTTCTTTTGACCATAAATACATTATATAGGTATATTATGGAAATCATTCAAGTCAAAACTCTAATAGATATAACATACACAAATGTTAAGCGAGCCAATCAGGGAACTCAACAGGAGTATGATCAACACAAGAATTGGGTAACACTTAGTCAATGTGTGGAAATGCGAAGTATCTTTACATACATTGATCCTCCTGTCTGTGAAATTGTTGATGTTAAAGGAATGGGGTTTGGTGCAGAAATCAAAGGCAAACATAAAGTGTGGACTTGGAACTTTTATCCAGATAGAGAACTAGCATTTGCTATCGATGATAATCCTGTTGGCCTTCTTGTTGAAGTGATGCATGAGGTTCCGATAATTAAAAACCTAACAGAAACGATAAATATCGATAGGGCTGTGTTTGATTGTTTCAACTCCGCCACTAAAAATACTATTATTAAACTCGTCTCAGGCTCATAATTAAGGCACCGTTAGAGGTTATTAAACAACAGGAGAACTGGGATGTCAAACCCAACAGATATTGAAAAACAAAACTTAGAAGCACACGTTGAACTTTGTGCTCAACGATATGATGCTTTAGAAATAAGACTATCCAGTGTTGAAGGTAAAATTACTACTCTTCAAGATACTGTTGAGAAAAGTCACCTAAGCATGGTTAAGATTTTAATTGGTACAGCAGGTACTATTATTGTAGCCATCTTATCATTGTTGGGCGTAGTCGTTACCAACTTACCACATTTAATAAAATAATATGAGAGCAAGAGAATTCACTCGTGAGGCCGCGCCAAGTAGTCTAAGCAGTTTGATTATGAAACAGGCTAATCCTGCACAGGTGAAACCACAAGCTGGTCAGCAACAAGCTGATCCTGCAAACAATCCTACACCAGATCAGAAAAATGTAAATGCTACACAGAAGCCAACATTTGCACAGCCTGCACAAGGATCTATGCCAGCTACACAAGCTAGCTCTGCACAAACAAAAGCCGGTGGTACACAAACGATGGGTACACAACAAGTACCAGATGGACAAGCTGGTGTTCCTCCAGCAACACTACAACAAAAACAACAGCAGATGGGAGTTAATCCTCCAGGACAACAACAAGCTCCGGGACAACAAGTTCCCGGTCAGCAACCTGCTACATTAGGAAATCAAAATCCACCAAAGATGAATCCTAATCAAATAGCACAACAACTAAAACAACAACTCAAGCCAGGCGAAGAGTTTAACATCCCCGATGCCGGCGGCCCTATTAAAACTGTTGGTCAATCAGGCCCACAGGGACAAAAGTTTGACATCAGTAAGAGCAAACTAGGGAAAGAATTAGGTGTTCCAGAAATTACTATAGATCCTAAAGAATTATCAAAAGCGATATCACAACAATGAAAATTCATCAACTATTAGACTTCGACGCAATTATTCCTCTAACCAATGAGGAGCATGCCTTTGTTAAAAAGCATGATAACAATGTGTCTTTGGACGAATTGCATGATAGAGAAACAGTGATTGCTCAGAACCTTGTACGTAAAGGAATCTACGAGGTAAGTAAAGACAGCGAACATTTAATTAGAAAGACCCATGACAAAACTAAATGAAAAGTTGTTTACTCAAATTGAGAACGTTGCAAAATCTGTTAGACAACAATTAAGAAACAAAGGGTATATTGTACCTCAACGAGGTCCTAACAACAGTTATATTTTTGAAAGATATACTGTAAAGAAAGACTATACAGGTTTCTATTCTATAGTGAATAGTAATAACGAAATAATAGTACAACAGATCAACCTCCCACAAACAGCCGCACTTATAGCAAACAACCTAGCATTGGGTAAGTTTTTAGATAGTAAATTAATTGAATTAGATACAAACTACGGTTACAAAGAGTTTGATTATCAAGTGTTTAAGAACGCGGCAGAACGTAACAAATCCAAAGATTTAGATTTATCGATATTTTACGAAACACGTTGTAAAATGGCTGAATCTTTAAAGAAAGAATACAAGAAACAGATACAGTCACAATTTGACAAACTCTGTAGGCTAAGATAAATAAAAATAACATATTTTGGGAAACCCTTATGATAACTAATGATCTAACTTCCGCTCCTAGTGCTCACGCTCTAAACGAAAGCATGTACAAAAAATTTGGTGTTCGCATCAATTTCGACAAGTATACTCGTGAAGAACTAGAAAACTACCGTAACCTGTTACGTACAAAGATTCACGCAACAGAGAGTGGTGCTAACTTTAATGACCTACTTGCTAATGAAAACTATCAAAAAGACAAGTATGTAGTTGGAGTACTAAATCAAAAGATTAAGGAAATGTTGGGAGAAAGCAAGTTGCTATCTGAAAAGAGTGTAAGTCAAAAACAAGCACGTACAATGGCCGCGGCCGCACATGATCCTAAGTTTGCTAAGAAAGTTGGAATTAAACAAAGCGTTGCAAAAGAATTTAATAAAGCCGACACCGGTACTAAGCAATTAAGCAATGCAATGAAACATAAGAAAACCAAAGAAAGTACAGAGGAAACTACAATGAATAAAACAACAATGGAAGCCAAGAAGGCTAAAAAAGATTATGACGGTGACGGCAAGATTGAATCACCAAAAGACGAAGTATGGGGTTCACGTGCTAAGGCCGCGGCTAAAGCTGGTAAGCCTTTCAAGGAAGAAATGAAAGTAGGTTCTACTAAGAAGTCTTCAACAGGTGGTACAATCACTAAGACAGCTACTGGTGTTAAACACACAGCAGGCAATCAGTACAGTGGTAAGGCCGCAGAAAAGGAAGAAAAGAAAGTTAAAGAAAATACTGGTAAGTTTGACAAGAAAGAAACTTCTTGGACTGACAAATCCGGTAAGAAGAATCCAGCTACACGTTACACACGTAAGACTGATCAATTGGCAGGCGGTAGCGAAGACGAAGCTCCAAAACAAAAGAAAGTTAAAGAGTCCTTACATAGAAAAAATGTTCGTCTAGTCGTTGAAGCTCTTAATCGTTACCTAGCAGAAGATGAAGAAGGTAAAGCAAAAGCAGTTACCGCAGGTGGTGATATGGTTAATGACTTTACATCATGGATGACTCGTGTTGGTCAATATCAAACTAAGTCTATGATTGAATTGGCAGATAACATTCGTGCTAACTTTGGTCAAGCCGCTAGTGAACAATTTAAACAAACAGTTGCTCCTGCTCTAGAAGAAGCATTAGGTTCTTTGACAATGGCCCGTGAAACAATCAGCCATGCAGTTGCAGTATTGGCAGGCGAAGAAAGTGCTTTGGAGCCAATGGGTGCTGAGCCAGGTATGGACGAGTTCGGTGATGTAGGTGCAGAAGAACTTCCGTCAGATGATGGAATGAATGCAGACGAATTTGGTGCGGCAGATGCGGCCGCAGGTGGTGCAGAAACAGCAGGTCGTATGCGCCGTGAAAGTCGTCAAATCTTTGCTAGCAAGTTAAGCGAAGGTCACATGTTGATGAGAAGTCTTTCTAAATGAGATTGTTTGAAGTATCAAATAATTTCTCAGTAGACCTTACAACAGTATTGAGAAACATCCTGGGGAGAAACGATGATACCGACTCCCCGGTTGTTTTATCTTACAAGAGTATTTCTAATCTATTGAGTAATATGGGCTATGGTGAAATTAACTTTGCCCAATTTGATAAAATAGCACAGAGTGATCCTGCCTTCCAACCGGATGGCGGATTAATTGCTGACTATAATGAAAGTGGTATTACCTTAGCAACCAAAGCGGCCAAACCAGCAGAAGCGGCCCCAGTAACAGGTGCAGATTCTGACGCAGGCAAAAGCGTAGATCAAATGGCACATAATGCTGTTCAAGATTTGACTTCTTAATTTCCTCCGCGTATAATTAGTGTTATGACCATCATAACACCGCCTCCTTTTGTGGAGAGATTCCAATACAAAAACTGTAAACAAGTAAACGATCCAATTACACGTAAACGTGTTTACCAAACTCCAGACGGAGAAATGCTTCCTAGTGTTACAACTATCCTAAGTGCTACAAAGGATATGACACATCTTAATGAGTGGAAGAAACGTGTAGGTGCTGAAAATGCACAGCGTATAACAACAGAAGCCGCAGGCATAGGTACAGCAATGCACGGCAACCTAGAACGTTTTATAGCCGGACTAGAACGAATGCCAGGAAACAATCTTGTTCATGTACAAGCAAACAAGATGGCAGACGTTATCATTGAAAACGGATTAAGCAAAGTAAACGAAGTATGGGCAATGGAACAAAGTCTATACTATCCGGGCTTATTCTCCGGCACAACTGACCTAGTGGGTGTGTACGACAATGAACCTGCTGTAATGGATTACAAGCAAACAAATAAACCCAAAAAGAAAGAATGGGTTGATGACTATATGATTCAATTAACTGCGTACATTATGGCACATAATGAAGTATATGGAACCAATATACGCAGAGGTGTTGTGTTTATGTGTAGTAGAGACCTACAATATCAACAATTTGACCTTTTGCCAGACGAATATTCATACTGGGAAGCACAGTGGCTAAACAAAGTAGAAGAATACTGGACTACAGGGCTACAAGGGTACAAGCAACTACTCACGCAGTAAGATAAATATCCCATAACAGGGATATTTCTATGGCCGTAATTCAAATTTCAAGAATTCAAGTTCGCAGAGGTCAAATAGGCCAGGATGCGATGCCTCAACTCGCCAGCGGCGAAATTGGTTGGGCAATTGATCAACAACAATTATTCATTGGTAATGGTGCAGTAAGTGAAGGTGCACCAGCAGTTGGCAATACTGAAATTATTACATATGGTAGATTCTTTGACTTACTAAGTCAAACAACATCTACACCTTATACTTACAACGGCCATCAAACAACTATCAACGAATCAATTCAACGTACAGTTAATGACAAGTTAAATGATTTTGTAACCAGCTATGATTTTGGCGCAAACGCAGGTACTACCGCTACAGTTAGTTTACAAACAGCATTGAACCAATTGTATCTACAATCGGGTGCAAACAATTATCCTTTAAGAATTCCTGCTGGTACTTATTATGTTACTAGCACAGTCTATGTACCAGCTGGTGCTACTATTATAGGCGATGGTGTTGATAAAACTATCATTGTGTCAATGGGCACAGGAACTTATTCAACTATTTTCCAAACAGCAGGGGGCGAATATTCAAATGGCTTCCCTACAATTAGTCCTAACATGGGATCTGGATTTACAAACAATCCTCCTGCCAATGTTCGTATATCTGGAATCACTTTCCAATACACATCTACTACACTAGCATCACAAACAGCACCGCTGGTTATTTTAGACAGCGTGATTGATGGCGGTATTGATAACTGCAAGTTCATTGGTAATACAACTGGTAATTTCATCAGCTATACAGGTATAGACATTCAAGGTCCATTAACTACAAATCTTAAGATTTCAAATTCTGTATTTGAAAACCTATCATATCCTATTACTGGTAATTACGATTCAACAAACATCGATATCGAAGACAACAAATTTAATATGTTGTATCAAGGTATTACCTTTGCCAATGCTATTACAGGCGTAAGTCCTAAGCAATATGGGCCACGCTTTGTTAACATTGTCGATAACACATTTGATAATATTTCTCAAGGTGCTATCTACGCAGGTGCTAACACATCAACATATACTGTTATTCAATCAATGAACAACACATTTAAATTAAACGTTGGTTACAGTGGCGGTGGCTCAAGTGTTACTACTGCTACAGCAACCGCTCCTGTTATCACATTTAATTCATTAGGTAATAGTTCAGTTGATGACGTGTTTGAACGTTTCGAATACAATCAGAATCCGTTAGTTGGTTTGACAGTAAAACAAATGCCGTTAGTTGCTGGCGATTCAAAACTTGATTTGAAATATGCTAAGACAATCAACACACCAATTTCTGCAAACACACAAACTATGTTTGTTGTTCCTTGGACAACAGGTACAAACATATCGGTAAATTATGTAATTGAAAGATTGAACGCTACACGTAGAGGAACATTAACTGTTATGGGAAGTGCATTAGGTACAACAGTCAATGACGAGTTTAACTATGTTGGTGTTAATGGAAGTGATTTAACTTTCTCCGCCAAGCTAGTTGACACAGGAAATCCTGGTGTGTATAATAGTTTACTAATACAATATAATAATCCAACAACAACTGGAACTTGTATCGCAACTCTTTCAACTATTTGGTAATTAATGTTTAATCAATCTCCGGATGACAGATTGTCATCTTGGAGCCAGTTTCGTAAAGACTTAGAAGTATCTTCAGACCTACTAACTGAGGTTGCTAAGTTTTGGGCTCCTTCTCCGTTCATTCCTTTCAATACGCATGTAGACCCCTACCATCAACGTAGTTGGCCTACTCCTTGGGAAATCATTATACACAATAAGTATGACGATTTTACCAAAGCATTAATGATGGCTTGGACTTTGAAATTAACAACTAAGTTTACTAACTCGAAAATTGAGATAAAAACAGTAGTAGACACACAGAAGAATCAGCTTTTTAACTTGGTGTTTATAGACAATGCGTTAGTACTTAATTACAAGGAGGAGGGAGCTGTTTCGATAAGCGAATTACCTGAGTCATTTAGGTATGAAAATCTAATCGAAGTTCCAATCCCTAGGTAAATATCATCCTAGAAGAAAAATAATAAGGTCAAAAATGATTACAGTCGTTAAACGTAGCGGGCAACGAGTCCCATTAGATATCAGCAAAATACAGAGACAAGTAGCATACGGTTGTAGAGGGATAGATGGAGTCAGTCCTTCGATGATCGAAATCAAAGCACAAATAGAACTCCATGACGGAATGACAACAGAGACTATAGACGAGCTCTTGCTCAAGGCTATGGTTGACTTAATTGATGAAACAGAAAATCCTGAAATCAATAATGTAAATTATCAATATGTGGCAGGACGTCAAAAAGTTTCTATGCTTCGTAAGGAAGTGTATGGAACATACGATCCTCCTAAGATCTATGACATTGTTAAAAAGAATGTTGAAGCCGGTATGTACACTCCAGAACTATTAGAGTGGTACACAGAAGACGAGTGGAACATTATTGACTTGTTCATTGATCATGCTAAGGATGAAGAATATACATACGCGGCTATTGCACAGTTAGCAGAAAAGTATCTTGTACAAAATCGTGCTACTGGTCGAATCTACGAAACTCCACAAGTACGTTACGCTATTGCGGCCGCAACAGCATTTCATAATGAACCTAAAGATAAAAGATTAAAGTATGTAAAGGAATATTATGAGTGTGCAAGTGATGGCCATTTTACTTTGGCTACTCCTGTTCTGGCTGGCTTGGGAACTACAACTAAGCAGTTTTCTAGCTGTGTGCTTATTAGTAGTGATGATACTCTTGATAGTATCTTCGCGGCGGGGGAAATGATGGCCAAATATGCCTCAAAACGAGCCGGAATCGGCCTCGAAATTGGCAGAATTCGACCATTAGGCGCCCCAATTCGTAACGGAGAAATCAAGCATACGGGTATGATACCATTCTTGAAGAAATGGTTTGCTGATTTACGATCATGCTCGCAAGGCGGCATACGCAACGCTAGTTGTACAGTTACTTTTCCCGTTTGGCATTACCAGTTTGAAGACCTTATTGTATTAAAAAACAATCAAGGCACTGAAGAAGTTCGTGTACGTCAAATGGATTACTCTGTCGTAGTCAACAAGATGTTCTGGAATCGTTATAAGAATAATCAAAGCATTACATTGTTTGACCCTGCAGAAGTTCCTGACCTATATCAAGCATATTATCGAGATAGTACAGAATTTGAAACGCTATACCTAAATTATGAAAAGCATCCGACAATTAAAAAGAAAGTCGTATCTGCAGAATCAATCTTTAAGAACGGTATTCTTAAAGAGCGTACAGACACAGGCCGCATTTACCTTGTCAACATCGACAACGTTATCAACCAAGGTCCGTTCGATACAACAGTTGATCCTATATATCAATCAAATCTTTGCCAAGAAATTTTATTGCCCACTCGACCTTTCCAAAGAATTGAAGATCCTAATGGACGTATTGCTCTATGTACCCTTGGCAGTATAAATTGGGGTGCATTTACTAATCCACAACAAATGCGTAAAGCCTGTCGTGTATTGGTACGTAGCCTAAGCAACTTGTTAAGCTATCAAGATTTCTTAAGTATCCAAAGTGAATTGGCCAATAAGGAATTTGAACCATTAGGTGTTGGTATTACCAACTTGGCCTACTGGCATGCTAAACGTAGTCTTAAGTATGGTGAAAAAGAATCCCTTGCTGAAGTTAAGCGTTGGATGGAACACCAAGCATATTTCCTAACTGAAATGAGTGTAGAGCTTGCCCAAGAGAAGGGCCCATGCACACGTAGTGAATACACTTATTATGGTAAGGGAGTATTTCCTTGGGAACGCAGAAGTAAAGGTGTAGATGAATTAACTGACTTTACACCTAGCATGGATTGGGAACCACTCCGTGAACGTATGAAGCAGTACGGTATTCGTAATGCTACACTAATGGCTGTGGCACCGGTCGAATCCAGCTCAGTTGTGTTAAACTCCACTAACGGAATTGAAATGCCGATGGAATTGATTTCTGTGAAGGAATCGAAAGCTGGATCGTTTGTACAGGTCGTGCCAGAGTACAAACGTCTAAAAAACAGGTATCAATTAATGTGGGATCAAAAGGACTGCGATGCGTATCTAAAAACATCGGCAGTGCTAGCGGCCTATGTTGATCAAAGTCTAAGTACCAATACATTCTATAATCCTGCACATTTTGAAGGCGGTAAAGTTCCGGGAACTTTGATTGCCAAAAACTTAATGTTGGCTTACAAATGGGGACTAAAGACTGTATACTATAGTCTAATTAACAAGGTTGGGGCAAAGGCTAATGTCACCGCTACAAATCATGTTAATGGTACAAATCATTCTCTGCCACCAGTTAACGGAACACCGATAACTATATACGCAGATGATGATTGCGAAGCCTGCAAATTATAAAAATAAAAAGGTTTTATGAGTAAAGCACAATACGACATCAGTCGTCAGACTAACTACCTCAAGCGTAAAATGTTTTTGGATGAAGCAGGTCCAGTAACGGTTCAACGTTTTGAAGAAGTAAAATATCCTAAGATTCAAAAGTTTGAAGAACTAGCACGTGGTTTCTTTTGGGTACCAGAAGAAATTAGTCTTACCAAAGATAAGATTGATCATAAAGAAGCAACTGACGCTGTTAAGCATATCTTCACAAGCAACCTGCTTAGACAAACAGCATTAGACAGCATACAAGGTCGTGCTCCTAATCAAGTGTTTAGTCCTGTTATCAGCATTCCAGAATTGGAAGCCCTAGTAAGTAACTGGTCATTCTTTGAAACAAATATTCATAGCAAGTCTTATAGTCATATCATTCGCAATGTCTATGGAGTACCGAAGGAAGAATTTAATAAAATTCACGACACTAAAGAAATTGTAGACATGGCCTCAAACATTGGCAAGTATTATGATGATTTGCATCGTTTGAATTGTGCCAAAGAACTAGACGGATACATTGCTGAAGAAGATCACATTAAAGCAATCTGGTTAGCATTAAATGCCAGTTACGCATTAGAAGCATTCCGTTTTATGGTTAGCTTTGCAACAAGTCTAGCCATGGTAGAAAATAAAATCTACATCGGCAATGGTAACATCATCAGTTTGATCCTACAAGACGAACTGTTACATGCAGAGTGGACAGCTTGGATTATCAATAATGTAATCAAAGATGATGAACGATTTGTTAAGGCCAAAGAAGAATGTGAACAAGAAGTCTACAACATGTACATGGATGTCATTGCCGAAGAAAAGGCATGGGCCGAGTATTTGTTTAAGTTAGGCCCTGTTATCGGACTTAACGCTACAATCTTAAAAGACTTTGTCGACTATACAGCATTTACTCGATTAAAAGATATTGGTATCAAATATCAAGGCGAGTATCCTAAGTCTAGTCCTATCCCATGGTTTAACAGACATGTGGATATTAATAAAAAACAAACAGCATTACAGGAAAACGAATCAACAAACTATGTTATCGGAGTTATGTCTGATAATGTTAGCTATGACGAACTTCCAGATCTATAAGGAAATAAAAATGAAAGCAGTTATTTGGAGTAAGTACCATTGCCCCTATTGCGATCAAGCAAAGGCATTGTTGAAATCAAAAGGTATCCAATTTGAAGAAAAGAAAATTGGAGACGGATATACAAAAGAAGAACTACTAGAAGCAGTACCAAATGCTCGTACAGTTCCACAAATTTTCTTAGATGGAGAACTTGTGGGAGGATTTACAGAGCTTAAACAAAAACTATTAGGCTAATATGAATCCAGATGATGACGCAGAAGTAACAATAGCGGCTGACACAGGTGCTTATACTATCGACATAAGCACTATAGATATGTCGTCGATTACTGGATCAATGTCTGCTCCGTCTATATGGACTACTACCTCTAGTAATTATTATTCAGTTGCTGGTAGTGGATTAGGAGGTGCTGGTGCGTATGGTAATGTTACGATCAATGCTGGCGCCGGAGCTAGCTGGACTAGCGCAGTAACTGGTAACGGCTCTTTGCAAGTTACAGGTGATGCTGATATAGCGGGAGACCTAAAGGTAAAGGGTGTAAGCATAGTTGATACATTAGAAAAAATAAATCAACGATTGGCCATACTAGTTCCTGATCCTGCTAAACTAGAACACTTTGAAGCACTAAAAAAGGCTTATAAACATTATAAGACATTAGAAGCAATGTGTGAGATACCAGAGAAAACAGATGACAACTCCTGATCCTAAGATAGTAGCACTAGAAAGCCAATTACAAAAACTCCAACAACAGCTCAATGAATTAAATCAACGAGTTAATTTTTTAGAACGCGAAAACAATCGACGCAAGAGTGAAATGACTCAAGTAGCGTCAGCAATTAATAGAAAAGGCTAATACATGAATGTTCGATTACTTAGTTACAGCGGCGCCTCGCCAGAATTTGCAAGCATGGGAATCGATGATGCTCAAGAGCTCATTGCCTACTGTGCCCGTGTGTCCAATCCCAGCAATCAACTCAACACCGAAACATCAGAAAAACTCATTCGATATCTTGTCAAACACAAGCACTGGTCACCTCTCGAAATGGTCTCAGCCTGTCTCGAAATTACCACAACCCGAGATATTGCTAGACAAATTCTTAGACACAGAAGTTTTAGCTTTCAAGAGTTCAGTCAGCGATATGCAGATCCTACAAAAGATCTTAACTTTGTATTACGAGACGCACGATTGCAGGATACCAAAAATAGACAAAACAGTATAGCATTAGATCTAACTAACGATGAAGAGAAAGATCTGCAACGACTATGGGAAATTAGACAAAACAATGTCATTACAGAAGCACGGCTGGCCTATCAGTGGGCTATTGAAAATGGTATTGCTAAAGAACAAGCTCGTGCAGTTCTTCCAGAGGGATTAATCGAAAGTAGATTGTACATGAACGGCACATTGCGTAGTTGGGTACACTTCATTGAACTACGTTCAGGAAACGGTACACAGAAAGAACACATGGAAGTAGCTCGTGCATGTGCTAAGGCAATTGCTGAAATATTCCCAATGGCAGAAGAATATGTCCAACCCCAATGAAGCAACTAGAAAATTTTGCGAACATCATTCAATTAGAATAATTGATGATAACAAACGTGCTTATAAACACAGCCGAATCAATATGGCCTACTTTAGAAATCCTGATGATTACAATATGGTTTATGAGGGTATAAAATACGAAACTGAAACTCTATATACAGTAGAAATTGCAGAAAGCGAATTACAAAGAATTGCAGAATTTGAATCTCAGGTTTTTAATAACATGAAAGAAAAAGGACACTATGCGGTATTTGAAATTCTCATGGAACAGAAAGAACAAGAAAAGTATTTGAAAGAAAAATACCCAGCAGTAAAGAAAGCATATGAACAATATAGTTTAATGTTAAAATTGGCACAAAGCGGAGAAATATAAAATGTTATTAAAGAAACCAATCACAAACGGAACAGTAATTAGTATTAAGATCATCAACGGTGATGAAATTATTGCACGTTACGAATCAGAAGATAAGGATACCCTTACAATCAGCAGACCATTGGCACTTACTATGGGACAAACTGGACTAGGAATGATTCCTTGGGTGTTTTTAGGCGATGCAGACGAAATTACCTTAAACAAATCACATGTGTTCCTTTTTGTTCCTAGCAAGAAAGATGCGGCTGATCAGTACATCCAAGGAACTACTGGTATTGCGCTTAAATAATAGTTTAGGAGAGCAAAATGCCCTACATACCAGGCGGCGGCAAAATATCAGATGTTTACCATTCTACGAACGTTTATGCAAATAATGTTCCTGTGGCTCTATGGCAACCTCCAGGAGCCAGTGTGGCTTTTGCTAGTGATGTAGCGGTTACTGATGTTCCTTCTATTTCCATAAATGTTAACGCATTATCAGAAGCGGCCTCTTTAACTTCTGCACCCATGCCTGCAAATGCAGTGGCGGCCAATGCTATTGAATCTAGTTATCAAGGTACTCCTACAGATGCTGTAACAACTTCGACAGGTGCCGTTACTACCGCAGTATCTACTGACTTTGTAGGTTGGATGGCGGCCCGAATAGACGAAGGCAATCGAGGTATGTGGACTAGACAAAGTCCTCCGCAAGGTAGCGGTCCTGCTGTAAGTCCGGGAAATACAAATATTACCGGAATATGGACAGCAATTGGATTGTCCAATTATTCCAGAAATGATCAAACTGCCTGGTGTATGGGATTTGTTAACTTTGCGTTAAAACAAAATGGTTATGTGTGGTGCTCAGAAGCATCTGCGATTGCTATTAAAAACAATCCTAGTAGATGGAACGCTACTCCTATTACAGATTTAACCCAAGGACAACCGGGTGATATTGCCTTGTGGAATTACAGCGGACATAACCATGTAAACTTAGTCTATACTGTGTCTAATGGAAAGTATACATTCTGTGGCGGTAATCAAAATGGCAAGAGTGTAAGTAATAATCCACAAAATAGTTGTGTATCACAATCTTGGCCAGGCGGTTATCATCCGCCAGGTGATGGAACTCTAATTGGATTATTTCGACCTTCTCAAATTCCTCCGTTCGATGGCGGGGGATCTCAATGGTAAATTTAGTCGATCAAGCCAAATACGGATTATCGCAAATACCTAAGTTGGTAGAAAAAGTTAAAAAACTTCCAGAGATTTCTAAAGAAACATATAGTGAGCTACATACCGATTATCTAGTTCCACTAGATATAAAAATAGATTGTGATAGTTTTTTAGAAGAAATCGAGCCCTACGATCAATACTTGCGCCCTTGGGGAGGAATGGAAAAACAGTCGTCGGTGGAACTTGGCGGAATTCCGTTGGTCAATATGACAGGGGAATTGACAGGAATCGATCGTTCTATGGGTTCTTTATCTAAGTGGTGTCTAGACCATCCAGATGAACCTATAATTGATACTGATTTTAGAACTCCTACAGAAATATTAGGGATAGATTCTCTAAAAGCATTACGTGTGTTTGACAAATATTGGACAAAATCTAGTATTTTAAAGTGGGGCAAAGGTGCCGAATTCCCTCCGCATGTTGATACTTTTGTTCCTGCTTATTGGTATCGTTTATGGTCTCCGTTAAGCGCAGACATATTGGTCGAATTCAACACAAAGAATAGTTTTCTCAAAGATCAATATTCTGTAAGAGTAATGAATTTAGAGCCAGGTCGCATTTATCTAATAGATACTAGTGTAGTTCATTATGCACAAGCACTAGCAAACAACGTTTATCAGCTGTTTTTAAGCGTAGATCCAGGCGCAACTGAGCTAATTAAAGAACTAATAAATAAGCACAAAGATATAAAGGATTGATTCGCTATGACCGTATATAATGATGGTACATACTTACATTTTAGTGATGGTTCAACATTATCCACAGCAAACATTGCTTGGAGTCAGATTAGCGGCCAACCAGGTCTAAGTTCATTTTCTAATAACATTAATGCCTTAAATGGTCCAGGCGGAATTGGTGCAGGACAAACAGGCGGCGGAAACTGCGGTAATATCGGCTACGGATTGCGTGTTAACACGTATCAGTCTGGCCAATATGTTTATATGCAGTGGTATACTTACTACAACTGTTATAACTGTAATTGTAACTGTAATTGCGGTAAAATTATCTGTACTAAATTGTATCAGCTAGGATTATTAGAAAAATCTGTATTTGAAGCAGATCAAGCATTTGGTGCTAGACTAATCAAAGAACGTCCTGATATCTATAACGGATATCGTGCATGGGCTGAAATTGTAGTCGATTGGATGGAAGGTAAAGGACCTAACATTCTACCGTGGTTGTCTAAAGAACGTGCTCACAAAATTTTACAAACATGGGCTATTAATTGGGCGCATGATATTGCCACACCGTGGGCTGAAGAAATGGCTTATCTAATGGGCAAGAAGGAATCAGGCAGTTTAACTGGTAAAATGTTAACCGCGGCAGGTCTTCCTATATGTAAACTAGTAGGCCTATGGCAACGTCATCTCGGACCGAGCAAAAAGCCAGCAGGATTTATTAAAGGTATATCCTTAGTTGCTGTGTTTGTTATGTTCAAGGCAGTGGTAGAACTTGGAAGAACATTAGAAAAAGTTAAGGAGTTTAAATATGCCTAGTCCTATAAGCATAACTATTGCCGATAATTTCGGAATACAGATTGGTATGAACGTTTTAAAAATGAATGCCGATGACCAGGGAAAATTATTTCAATTATTAACTGATAACATCGATGTTTTTTCTCAAGTTGTACCGCCAAGTAGTTTCTTGTTACTGCAATATATTCTAACAGGAGAGATGAGTGACGAAGATAATCCGCCAGTAGTTGAAGCTTATGTAAAATGGAAAGCCTCTCAAGGTTCTTAATAAATGACCACGTATATAGCAGGTAATGCATTTTATTTTAATGACGGGAGCTCTTTAGCATCTGCGTACCTACCTTGGAGTCAAGTTAGTGGAAAACCTAGCTACCTCAGTCAGTTTAGTAACAATGTAGGCTATCTAACAGGTGTAGGTGGTTGGCCGGGAAACTGCCAACAATCATTCGGCAACTGTGGTAACGTCGGTTATGGTAACGTGTTTGTTAATACATACCGTCAGGGTAATAATATTGTAGCTCAACCTACTTATCAAAACTGTTACAACTGTAACTGTAATTGTAACTGTAATTGTTAAGGAACGAATATGACTGTTTATTTCACAGGTAGTAGCGTAGTTTTTAATGATGGTACAAGTAAGACCAGTGCTTCATTCTCATGGAGTCAAGTTAGCGGAGCCCCTAGTTACCTGAGTCAATTTACCAATAACGAAATACTAGTTGGTACAGGCGGAATTGGCACTACACAAGGTAACTGTGGTAACTGTGGTAATATTGGTTATGGATATGCCGTAAACACATATCAATCTGGATATACTGTATATGCTCAAGCAGGATATGGTAATTGCTATAATTGTAACTGTAATTGTAACTGTAATTGTTAAGGGTATTTAATGACAACAAAATTTTATGAGAAGGCCATGCGCAGTTTGGGTAAAGTGGTTACCTGGCGCATATTAGTAACTATTACAAACTTTTTTGGCGGTTGGCTGGCCAGCGGCAATCCTTGGGTAGGTTTAGGTGTTGTTAGTTTTGCTCTAGTGGTTAACAGCATAATCTATTATTTCCATGAAAGAGTTTGGAATAAAATTGATGCAGGGAAAGAAGTAATAGAATGACATCGTTTGTAAAAGAATATTTGTTTGAAGTTAATGAGTTTCCAAAATATGGAAAACACTATGAACTTCACACAATTAAAGATTATTTCTTTTATGATTCAAATGTACAAGAATACGGGCAACGAAATTTAATTGTGCCTGCATCACACGTAGTAAATACTGACGAATTACCTGATTTAGAAACTATTAAACTGATTATTAAAAATAGAGTTCCTGTAATGGAACGTATAATTGATTTTAGAACTAAATCAGAAACATGGAGATTTAAAAAATGACTAAGAAAGTAAGATGGGTATTAGCACACGAGCCAATTGAGCTGTTCATAAGAGCGGCCAAGGTATTTGCGGACGAAGTTAATACAAACGCACCTGGCGAATTAGAAATTGAAGTTATGACAATGAGCGAGTATGGCGCAAAATATAACAACGGTGTCGTGCCTAACAAGCACAGCCTAGTTGATTTGCTAGACAACGGCAATATCGAAATGAGTCAAACGTACACCATTACACTAGGAAAACTTAATAAAGATTTCTTTGCATTAGATCTTCCATTCTTGTTTAAAAATCATGATCATGCTACCAGAGTATTTGAAGGCGAAGTTGGGGCACAGTTATTAGACAGCTTACAACAAACTAAAAAAATCAAAGGATTGGCATTTACTTACTCAGGCGGATTCCGCATTATCCCAGGAAACGAAACAGTATCACGTATCGAAGATTTACGTGATGTTCGTGTTCGTACCAGTTACAGCCCAGTAGCCATTGAAACCTTCAAAGTGTTAGGTGCCGATGTAGTCCCAATGGAGATAGAAGAACTAACTGACAATTTAGAGGATGAAACAGTCACAGTAGGAGAAAGTACTTATCCACGTGTCTATGCTCTAGGTCACAACAAAGTTAGCAAAGTTATTAATCATACTGAACACAGTTTATTTTTAACAAGCATTCTAATCAGCAGTAATTTCTGGGATAATCTTACTCCAAAACTACAGACCGTAGTCAGCGAAGCCGCTAAGACAGCCGCACGTTATGAGCGCAGTATCAGTATCGACGATGTATTAGCAACTCAGGCTCGTGCAGAAGCAGATGGTATTGAAGTCAATAAAATGAGTGCAGAAGAACAAGCTCGATTTGCTGATGCTACCAAAGTGTTATACACTACGTTTGCCGATTACTTTACTCCGGGGCTTGTGGAAAAGATTCAATTAAATTGAGGATTAGATGATCCTTTATTATAATACACACGCAATTTCGCACAATGTAAAACTCCGTAGTCCACAAGTAATGGATTTGGTAACAGAGGCAGATAATACACTGTTCAATCAATACGAAAAGTTTGGTTTAAACAAACATAATATGATCTATGATAGAACAGGTGTATTGCCTCACTATCTTAAAATAACTCCAAACATACATCCAATGCCCTCAAGAGAGGACAGTTACAATCGTAGTTTCTGGGAAATAACCGAACAACGTGCCAAAGAGCTCTTAGCATTAGATCAACCTATTAATGTCATGTGGAGTGGTGGAATTGATAGTACATACGTATTGTTTGTTTTACGATACTTTGCTAATGATCCTGATCAAATACGTGTCTATGGAACATATAATTCCCTTATAGAATCGGGTGATTTGTTTGATAGACGTATTAAGAAAGATTTCAAATATAGTATTAAAGTGGCCACTATAAATCATTTAAATTATAGTGACCAACCAGGAATTTACGTTAGTGGAATGTGCGGTAATCAGTTGTTTGGCCCTACAGATAATTTCTTTGCCACCGGAGATAGAGCTATGTTTCATCATACGCTAGGTACTCCTGAAACAATATATGAACCTTACGAAAAGCATATAGATCCGGAACTGCTAGAGTTTTTAGATCCTGTTATTAAAGCAAGTCCTAGACCTATAGAAACGGTTGCTGATCTACGTTGGTATTGCATCTTTAATTTAGATTGGTATACAGCATTATATGAGCACAAAATACAGTTATTTCCGGAACAGGTAAATAACATACACGGGTTTTTTGATTCAGTAGACTTCCAAAAGTGGGCTATAAATACTAAAGAACCGTTTACAAAGATTAAAGGGGATCCAAACTCGCATAGATGGCAAATGAGAAGTGTGCTATCGGAACTATTTGATGAGCCGCATTATGCTAAACATAAGGCCAAGCAAATCTCAAGTTTTTCGGCGACTGATCCTACCTGGTTATGTTTGTTAGATAATTACGAGAACTTATATTCAAGATGAGGCTATATACTAAAACTTTTCCGGATCCAGAAATAGGAGATCCCTACCATTTATCTTTAGATAAACAGGGTACCGTAATATCTGCGGTGTTTACATGTACAGGTATAGTTAGTGTCCTCACAACCGCAACCCTTCCTGATGGGTCACCGGTGTATGATACTGTACAAGGAATACACACAATTTCAACATCGACTGATTTATTAGATCTACATACTCGCCTTGATGTTGCAGATAATACTGTATATATCTTTTACATTGCAAATGAACAATTTGTAGATCCTCCGGTAAACATATTTGCACAAACTTTGCCTACAAGAGCTCAACCTGGTACAATCGCAGAAAAAGAAGGGTATGCAACTATATTTGGAATAGGAATTCCATCAGTAGCTTCTACAAGCACTGACTATATGTTTGCCGTTGTTAGCACCGGTAGTCAACTCACCTTAACTGGGGATATTGAATTATCTCAAAACTCGATGACATCTTATCAACAAGGTATGCATCGATTAATTCTAGGTGCTCCTTCGTATAACACATCAACTCAGTTATTGAGTATTCCTTTATCCGCAGGCACTTCAACAAATGGCGGCGGCACACTTGGAACAGGTGCAGGCTTAGTTGGACAAGATCCGATAGATAATACTGTACCACTAACAGTATACGTATCTACAACTGTTGGTAACTTATTACAAAATAAAGTGCCTTTAGTTAATGGAACAGCGACAATATATATTTCGCTTGCTGGATATCCGTCCGGAATGACTGGTAAAGTAAAAACAGCGTTCAAATACTGGACAAGAAAAGCAGTAACTTATTTCACAACTCCATAGACGCGATCCTGAAAAAGGATATATAATAGTAACAACTCTTACGGAGAAAAAATGGCCTTATTTAAAATTTACGGGTTAAATGCCCTAACCGACGAAAAAGCAGTATTCTATTACGATAATCAAACTTCGTCATTAGTTAACGAAAATGGGGATTCGGTTATTCCTGTTGAAAACACGATTACCTATACTGATGCAGAAGTTGTATCAAAAGATCTTCCAGGCAAAAAGAAAGATATTAAAAGACTTAAAATTTCGTTAGGCCTTGAATGCAATTATGAATGTACATATTGCAATCAACGATTTGTTCCACACGCAGATTCCACTAACCTAAACGATATTACTCCATTCATAGAATCACTAGACGGCTGGCTTAAAGAAGAACCTGAAGTAATCGAGTTTTGGGGTGGTGAGCCTCTTGTATATTGGAAAACCCTTAAGCCATTGGCAGAAGCATTACGAGCAAAATTTCCTAATACACAGTTTAGTGTTATCACAAACGGTTCTTTACTAGATGATGAAAAGAACGGTTGGTTAGAAACAATGGGATTTAACGTAGGTCTATCACATGACGGTCCGGGATATCATGCCCGAGGACAAGATCCGTTAAACGATCCTGAAAAGAAAATGGCTATCCTTGATTTGTGGTATAGACTAGGACCAAAAGGTCGTATGACTGTTAATGCTATGATGCATAAAGACAACACCAGCAGAGGTGATGTTGAAGAATTTTTAGTTAAAGAATTTGGTGAAAATGTAAGCATCGGTGAAGGTGCATTTATTGACCCATATGACGAAGGCGGTGTTGCAAGTTCATTGCAAACAGTTGCTGATCAATACGAATACAGAAATAAATCTCTAGTAGATTTGCGTAATGGTAAAGCTATGAGATTCCAAATTGTACAAACTAAAATTGGTGACTTTATTCAATCTATTGCTACTGCTCGTCCTGCAAGTTCAGTAGGACAAAAGTGCAGTATGGATCGTTCAGATAACATGGCTGTTGATTTAAATGGTAACGTAATTACTTGCCAGAATGTCAGTGCTATCTCAAAAGGTCCAAATGGCGAAAATCATAAGATCGGTCATGTTAGCGACTTTGATAACATTGCAATGAAGACCAGTACACATTGGAGTCAGCGAGAAGAGTGTCCTAACTGTCCTGTATTGCAAATTTGTAAAGGTAGTTGCATGTTCTTAGATGGTCCGTTGTGGGAAAGCGGGTGTGACAATGCGTTTTCTGATAATATTCCATTCTTTGCAGGTGCAATAGAAGTTTTAACAGGATTCCTTCCTTACTACATAGAAGGACCTCACCGTAGGGATCGTTTCGATGTATTTGGTCTTATCGAAGGTATTCCTAAGGATGAAAAGAAAATAATTCCTATTACTCCAGTATGATTATAGATATCAAATGTAAATCAAGTTCTCCATTCCTACCGGAGTTTTGTGTACATCTGGATAAGGTTAATATTGGCTCAGATTTAACTGCTAAATTAAAAGACATGGCGTTGGCAGAAGAGAAACGTATATTCGAAACAACAACATGTCCACCTCATTGGGATCAAACAATGCTTACATCTCGTCTTTGGGATTATAATATGTTTGAGTTTGATTATCCCGCTTTGGTAGATTTAAAAAAGATCATTGCTAAACAATACGAAGATTATGTTACTACATTAGGATATCCTGTAGAAAAATGTTACATCCACGGTTGGGTAAACGTATTACAACCTGGTCAAAAAATTGGTCCTCACAACCATGCCGATGCGCACTGTGGTGCTCCTGCCGATACAGCCTATGTTTCAGGCAACCTTTGCATACAGGCAGAAAATACCAAAACATATTATTCTAGTCCATTTAACATTCAAGTGGCGGCAGGTATTAATAATTCTCCCGGCGACATGTATATGTTTCCGTCTTATATTATGCACAAGACAGATGTAAACGGTTCTACTGAACCTAGGGTATCACTAGCATTTGACATCATTACAGAAAAAGTGTATAATAGTGTAACTACAAAGATTTTTGTACCATTGAATTAAATAGTAAGTCGCTGGTAGCAAAGATACGTAGTATTTTGGGTAGGTGAGAGGCCTATCGTGATGTGAGGGACATTGGGGTAACCAGCGATCCCTCTTTAACATAAAGGTGGTTATTATGGGTGCAAGACGTATTAGTAGAATTTTAAAAGGCCCTAAAAAGCCTAGGCCAAAGAGTTTAAAGACTATGGCTAGTCGCGGTGCTAAAAGAAGAAAGTAAGTAATTGTTGTAATTCCTTTGTAGTGAAGGCATTGTGGACCCGGGTTCGATTCCCGGCATCTCCACCAAAAGCATCTCTGTAGTAAGTGTATAAACACTTTGAACAAGATTGTGGACGCACATGATTCGGCTCAGAATGCTTTTGATGGGGATGACAAGGTTTCGACATGGTGAGATAGCGAAAGAGGCAACAGAGTAGGCGATGACTCTAAATCAAGCAAATAACGTAAACGCAAACGACGAAATGTTCGCATTAGCGGCCTAAACACCGCTTAGGGTAGTTATACCTCGTAACAGAAAATAACCAAAAGGCCTTTACGGCCTTTTGTTTTGACTATATAATAGTACTATGGAACCAACAATCAAGGGTTGGGTATGGCACATACCCCATGCTCCTACATATTCGTATACGCAGTTAAATTTACTAACATTAAAAGAAATCTTTTGGTATGATTCAACAGATGATCTAGCATTTGTAAATTTTACAGAAAGTTACGAAATTTTAATTCCCGAAACATTAATTCAAAGTAGTGCATCAGATATTCAGTATGTACACGATAACAAAGATAGAATTATAAAAAATAAGGAATTTATCATTGCTACTGATTTTAAAGGCTCTTGGAAAATAAGACCTTATCCAGAAAAAAATATTGATTTTTTTACACCATGGAATCAGTTATGATAGTAAATTTACTAGTTAATAGATTAAATCAACTTATCAATAGTCCTAGTTTAGAAAAATTTAAATCAGAGGATTTTGATAAATGGTTGCCTATCTATCAAGAGTTAGATCTAGAACCGTGGAAGTTTCAAGATACTAAAATGTCTCAAGGAAACATGAGTGCATGGCAAGACAGAACTAGAACTATACCGCATTATTTAAAAATGAGCGACTGGGAACCTCTCCCAACAGTTGATCCTAAATTTAATAAAACATTTAAAGATATCTGTTTAGAAACTGCTGAAGATATTGTTAAACTTGCTGATGGTAAAACAATTAATATTTCCTGGAGTGGCGGATTAGATAGTACCGCTGTATTCTTTTCTTTATTAGAAGTTGCCGGTCCGTCGAAGTTAAAAGTATTTTGTAATTATAATTCAATTTTAGAATCGGGTTCTCTGTTTGATACCTATATAAAAGGTAACAATATAGAATATAGTTTAACAACACCGATCGTCAGTCCCAAGTTCGGGGATGGATTGATTGTCACTGGGATGCTAGGTGACCAACTGTATGGTAGATATCAAAGTTTAACTCCTGATCAATTTTCAATGCCGTGGCAAGATTTTATATCTAATAAACAAGTTGAATTGATTGAGCAAGTACTTCCTAATTGGCCGGGCTTTGAGTTATATACCGTTCCGGACTTTTTAAGTTTTGTAGAATTAAACTGTAAATGGCAAATGGCTCGTACTAATAGGATGCGTAACATTGATAAAGATGTTGCAAGTAGGATAATCAATTTTTATGGATATGTTGATTTCCAAAAATGGAGTTTGGGCAACTATGAGCCTAAATTTTTAAATGCTGATCCTAAAACTTATAAGTATTCAACAAAGTTATTTTTAAAGAATTATATGAAGTCGGATTCATATCCGATGAATAAAATTATTCAAACATCGCATTATCATATTTTAGATAAGCAATGGGTTATGTTATTAGAAGACGGTACTAATTTATACATGAGGGATTTTAAATGAAGTTTTATGAAACTAAGATGAGAAGTCTTGTCAAAGGAGTTTGCTGGAAATTCATAGGAGGAGTTATTACGGCTCTTATAGTTTATTATCTAGCGAGCCTAGGTTACGATGCGGCAAAGACTGCTACCGTAGTGCTAGTGTGTCAATTTACAGTCAACACAATAGCATTTTTTATCCACGATAGAGTGTGGAATTTAGTCCAATGGGGACGAAAGGTGATAGAATGAAAAAATTATTATTAGCGGCATTGTTATCAATCTCTTCTCTTGCCAACGCAGTAGAATTAGGGTTAGTATCAACATATAACACAAATACAACAACGGTTGGACAAGGTGTTACATTAGGAGAGAAGTTTGGGGACTTTGGTATTCAATACGGATTCTTCGATTCTACAAACAATAAAGGTATATGGCAACATAAGTCTTCATTTACCGGTAGCTATACTTTTTATAAAATTGACAAATTTGCTTTCAATGTTAAAGCAGGTGCGGCCTATATTAATAAACAAAACAGTACAGCAGACGGATGGACAAGTATCAGTGGCCTAGGAACCAGCTACGCAATTACTCCGGATACTAAATTAACACTAGACTGGGTACATCAATACACTAGTGATCATGTAATGTCAACTTATAATGCTAACATTGCACAGGCAGGCATTAAAGTTTCTTTCTAATGAAATACATTTTTGTAGTAGGTGCTCCGGGCAGTAAATGGAGTAGTGTGGTAAAAAACATCTACTTTAGTCCGGACATTGATCGTTCGGATTATTCTGAAGATCGAAAATATGCACATCACGCAGGAGTTATGCATATAGGTGCTTACTTTGATCCGGGTATGGAGTTTGGCAAGGAATTTGATCGCATTGACCAATTTAGCCGTACACACAACGAATTAGAGTTCAATAAGCCGTTTAATGGATCTGGAATCCGCATTATTAAAAGCCATGTCTTATCTCACCATATCGACTATCTAAAAAAAGCATGGCCTGATTGTCCTGTTGTTCTAGTACATCGTGAGAATGATGCTTGCCTAGGATGGTGGGTACGCTGTGGTCATTTTAATATACGGTATCCTAATTATCAGTACTACGAAAGTCTAGAAAAAATGGCTCAACATATTGATGCACAAAACGCTGACATTGTATCTGCCTGGAATACACACACGGGGAAACTTCCCGCAAATAATATAGAGTTAGCAGAAATGTTACAAATAGCAAGTCCGCCGGAAGAGTACTACCAAGATTATAAAAAATCTGATATCAATGTGATGATTATATAGCATGATAAATAGTTTTATCACCCCAGCGGTAATTCTTACCCCAGCGGCCCTAAATTTAATTTAAGGACCAAAAATAATGAAACCAGCAAAACAATTTGTAGACGAATTAGTCGCACAAAACCAAACTCTATTCAAAGCAAGTGCTATGCAAGTTAAAGCATACTTTGAAAGCAAACCAAGTAAAGAAGAACTAGTTGATCACTTCACAGGCCGTATGGTTAATGAACGTATGAATCTAGTTGAAATTAGCAAGAAGATTGCTGAAATGCCAGGTAACACTAGCGTTGAAGAATTACAGATGCTAGCTAAACAAGCAATGGATGAAAGTATTCACTATCATCTAGTTAAAGAAGTTATCGAACATATCACCGGTAAGGATGTAGATTTACAAGCCGCCATTGATAGTTGGGAAACACGTATTACTAGTAAAGGTGCCGCTCTAATTGAAAAGTTCAATGCACACGAAGATGAAATTGCAATGGCATTGTATCAATGCATCGCAGAAGGTCGTGCAGAAGCTGTTTGGGATCAAATGGCAGAAACTATTGAAGACGACTTTATCAGCACTCGTTATGCTCGTGTTGCCCGTGACGAAGGATTCCACAGCAATATCGGTAAGTGGAAACTAGCACAACTATGCACTACGCAAGAAGCACAAGATCACGCTTCTGCATTAGCCATGGAAATGCGTAAAGAGTTGTACAAGATTTCTTGTATCAATACTAAACCAGTTCCAGAAGCTCGTGAAATGATGGAACAAGCGTATAACTACGAATTTAGTTATTAATAGGCTGAAGTGGACCAGGAACAATTAAATTATTACTTCGGTAATGTATGGAGATTGAATCATTACTCCATAGAGGAATTTAAGTATACTGGTCTAGGTTTAACAAACCAAATACTGGAAACGGACCGTGTCATTGATATAGGATGCGGTCCGAATCCTTTTAAGGGGTTGATAAAGAATTTAGTAGGAATTGACCCTGCGTTTCCCGAAGCGGATTACCAACTGTCCTTAGAAGATTATGTTTCTAAGCACCCACATGAAAAATTTGACGTGGCATTTTGCCTCGGATCAATTAACTTCGGTGATGCAAGTAATATTGAACGACAGATTGGTATAATTAGTGATTTACTTACAGACGTAGGTAGTGTATACTGGAGATGTAATCCAGGTTTGCAAGATCATAGAAATGATGACTGTAAGCAAATCAACTTTTATCCTTGGTCGTTTGAAGAACACGAACGATTGTCCAAAAAATTTAATTTCAAATTAACTGAAATAGAATGGGATACACATAATAGGATATATGCAAAATGGATAAAGTATTAGATTTTTTAAGAATATTGTTTTTCGAATATGAAAGCGATATAGATTTTATAATTAGGATGAATAAAGAATATGGCACAGACATTTTTCCAGCGTTTAGTTAGTATTGTATTATTAGTTCCTGCGCTGGCATTTGCGTGGGAACCAACAAAGCCGATAGAAGGAGTAATGGCTCATACTCCGGGTAGTGTTAATGAATTGGCATTTCGAGCATTAGCATTAGAAGTAGAAAAAAACACAGGTGCAAAATTTATAGTTACTAATCACGCAGGTGTCGGTGGAGTAATTGGTACTATGGAATTACAAAGACGCCCTGCTGATGGGTATTCTGTAACAATGGCATCTATTCCTGGCTTGACAGCAATGGACAAAATTGCTATGCCAAATAAACCATATACTACAGATAGTTTTGAATATCCGTTTTTGGCCGCACAAAGTCCGTTTGCTATTGTTGCAAACATTAAAGATCCAGTTAAAACCCCTGCAGAATTTTTAGAAACTTTAAAATACGATAAGGTTTCTGTTGGTGCTACTGGCGGCGCAAGGATTGTGTATGAAACATTAAGATCTAGATTAAATTTTGTAGAGGGCAGGACCGGAATAGTCAGAGTAGACTATAAAGGTCCGGTTGATGCCTTAACAGATGTTATTAGCGGAAATGTACGTTACGCTATTATCCCTGCCCTAATCGCCCAGGGCATGTATTTAGATCATAAAGTTAATATTATTGCTATTTCTAGCAAGGGTAAAATTAAACAATTTCCTAATGTTCCTACTATAAGTTCAGTTTTACCAAAATTTGATATTGTTGGGACATGGGGATTGCTTTTACCTAAAGGAACACCGCCTGATGTAATCGAGTGGTATCGAAGAGAATTTACCAAAGCAGTACAGTCTAACACAGTTCGTAAAGTTTACGAAGCAAATTTGCTAGAATACCCAAAGATTGAAGGACCTACAAAATACCAAGAATATGTTATTAATCGTGAAAACGAGTGGAAACCATTAGTTGATTCTGTTCTCGAAAAGATTAATAAATAAAAATATAGGTAATTTTATTACATAAGGAAATATCAAAATGAAGCCAGTAAAAGAGTTTTTAGATGATCTATGGGAATCAGTTATGCCTTTGCACCGTGTTGCAGAGATTCAAACTCGTCAATTTTTCGCTGAACGCGGTACTGATAAAAAAGAATTAGAAAGTTTTTTTCATATTCGTTTGAGTAATGAACGAATGAATATGGTTGAACTTTCCAAAAAAGTTGCAGAATTAGATCCTTTAACAGATCCAGAAGAATGCCGATTGCTTTCTAAACAAGCATGGGACGAAGCTGAACACTATCGTATTGTATATGAAATCCTTGAACATTTAACAGGCGAAACTCCTAACCTAAAAGAAATTTGGAAAACTCACGGCAAAACTGACGTGCGTATGGGTGCTACATTAATTCAAAAATATGAAGCACACAATAATCCTATTATGATGCATTTGTATCAATACATTGCTGAAGGCCGTGCTAGTACTGTTTGGTCAACAATGGCCGAATGTGCAGGTGATGAATTCATTATGAAGAGATATGATCGTGTTGCTCGTGATGAAAAATTTCACAGTAACATCGGACGTTTGATGCTTGAAAAACTTTGCGTAACAGAAGAAGCTCAACAAGAAGCATTGTCTTATGTTAACGAAATGATTTGGGATCTATTCGAGTGTTCTTGCACAAGTTTAGGTGACTTTAAAACAGCAAGCGATGAAGTACAAAAAATCATGCTTGAAGCATATGGTGAACCACATCGTCCATTATGCGTTGCGTTCAACGGAAAAGAAGTAGCCGAGGCGTAATTGCGGATTTTAATTAGTCAGAGGGATGTTCGCATTCCTCCAAACAACTTCTTGTTTGATTGTTTAGAAAGAAGTTGGTATGCATTTTTACATAAACATCAACTACTACCTGTAGCAAATATCGGAGTCATAGATGAAACTATCGACTTCGATTGTTTGGTCCTATCAGGAGGTCCGGACAGTATCGCAAGACATACAACCGAGGACCTACTATTCCATCATGCAAATAAACTAGGCAAACCTATTGTTGGTATTTGTCACGGTGCCTTTGCAGTTAATGATCTAACAGGTGGAACAAATGGTTATATTGACGACCATACGAATACCTCGCATGCTATTAGTATGGAAGGCGGTATACATCTAGTCAATAGTTATCATAGTCAAAATATAGCCACACTTGGCGCTGATATGATTCCTACAGCGTTTGATTCTGATAATAATCCAGAAGCGTTTCAACATTCTACTAAACCAATTTATGGTGTAGTATGGCATCCAGAACGTATGAAAGATCCAATTCTTCCAAAAGATGTAAAAGATTTACTTTGGTAAAATTAATGGTTGCAATTTTACCAAAATTGTAATATACTTAATTATCAACACATACAGGAGGTTCAAATGAACTCAGAACAGACATTGATTGAAGTTAAGAAGTATTGCAAGGCCAATTCAGGCGATGAGCAGATTTGGGAAAACAAAGGCACACAGTATTATTGGAATCGAGGTAGAGATACTGCCAATGGTTTAATCAACGGTGTGGTACGTAAACTAGCAGGCACAGATGCTAATGGTAGTAAAATTTGGGTAGTTGCTGGCAGTATCAAAATTGCTTCCGACGGAACTATTGAACGTTTTACAGGCATGCCGAAAAAGCAACAAAAATTATTCGAGAGCATGGGACAGCTGATAGCTACAGCAAGTGTAGTTAACGCAAGTTCAACAGTATTAGAAGCTGTTTAATATGCCTTGGGTATTTGTAATACTCTTGCTCTTGTTAGGGCACTTTTGGTTGGCAGTATTATTTGCCTTGTTAATTTGTTGCTATTAGGAATTTAATATGAGTATGCATCTTGTAGGCCCATGGCTTAGTACCACAGGAAAGAAAAAAGGCAAGCGTAAATTTGCGTCTGCCGAACATGCCCGTAAAGCACGTGAACAAGAAGAAAGCTGGAAAGAACTTCTTAAGCGTCAAGGCATTGAACAAGAAGAACGTAAGCGTAAACGTGCGATGGAATCAGGAAGTTTGAGTTCTACAGGTTATAGTTTAGCCATTCCAGAAGGTCGCAACACAACCGCACACATCCCTAGTAGAGACACAGGCATGGGAAATGCAACACTCGCACCAGCCAAAGTTTATACAGGAACAAAGGTTAAGGGCATCGCAACCATGCACAAATCAAATGCCGTCCCTGTTTTCTCAGATGAGGAAGCAATTGACATCAGTAAAATGCGTAGATAAATACAACCTATGAAAACAAAATTTAATGACTATCTAATATCGTACCTAACATTATTCAGCGGATTGAGTATTTCCGTTGTTGCCATTTACTATTCAGTAATGGGCCTTACTGCTATCTATCCAGCTAGTATCATTCCTATTGTGATTATGGGAGTGTTCCTAGAAATCGGGAAACTAAGTGGTACACTATGGCTCAAACAGAATTGGAAGACTGCGCCTCTTTTCCTAAAGGCTTATATTTTTCCTGCTGTAGCAATGATTATGTTGATCACCAGTGTCGGTGTATTTGGCTTTCTAAGCAAAGCACACAGTGATCAAAACCTAGTAAGTGGTGACATACAGGCAAAAATAAGTGTATATGATGAGAAAATTAAAACCGCACGGGAAAATATTGAAGCTGACCGCAAGCAACTTAAACAAATGGACGAGGCAGTTGATCAGGTCATGTCAAGAAGCTCGGATGAAAAAGGCGCCGATAAGGCAAATGCTATACGTAGAAATCAGCAACGAGATCGTAGTGTTTTGGCCAAAGACATTGAAACCAACCAAAAGCAGATTGCTAGTCTTAATGACGAAGCCGCACCTATTCGTGCAGAAGTACGTAAAGTTGAAGCAGAGGTAGGTCCAATAAAATATATTGCGGCACTGCTATATGGCGATAACCCAGATAATAATTTGTTAGAACGTGCAGTAACATGGGTTACTATACTAATCGTTATTGTGCTAGATCCATTGGCAATCGTATTGCTACTTGCTAGTCAGTACAGCTTTCAACGACTGCGTGACGAAGACGATGATGCAGGTAAAGTAGTACTATCTGATGATGGAACTATTATCGGAGTTGTCCCTACTATTGCAGAACTAGATAGAGATGTAGGCGAACCTCCTACAGAAGAAGAAAAGAAATCAATCGACGACTTTGTTCCGCAACCAAAAGAATACGTAGAAGAAGCAGACGTTGAAGAACCGCGGATAGATGTAGAAAGTACCGCTACTGAAGCAGAACTATCACCTCTAGATCAATGGAACAAAATGATCGAAGAAGCTACTGCGGCCATTGCTCCTGTTAGTATAACGCCGCCCGGTCCTTATCTATGGGCTAAACACACAATGAAGCCCTATGTCGAACCTGTTGCAGATAATGCTCCACCAACCCTTCAGTACGAATTCGGCGAAGACATTAACGAGGAAGATTTTCCTGTTGCGCCAAAAGGTGCTGACATTGCCAAGGAGGTAGTATATGTTCAAAATGAAGAACAAACTGAAAGCGGAAAGTGGCAAAGCATCACCGAAGCTAAAACCGTTAGTGAAGAAGAGTATCTTAACAAAGCGAACGAAAACCAAAGAAAATAATGACAGCAAAGATAACTCTAATAACCCCTCCTGATATATTTGAGAATTCTAATGTATCAGTAATGTTCATGAACCCTAGTGATAAAGATCAAGATATCTCTAGCAACTGGCTATCTGAAAATCTAAAAGATATTAATCTAAATGTCTATTACTTTTTAGGTGAACCTGAAATACAATGGCTATTACATGCCGTTGGGGTAAGTAATAATGTATACTTTAATTTGGACAATTTACCCGATGTAAGTACTGTAATGATGTCTTACATTTTAAGTAAACCGAATGTATACTATAAAACCACAAACCCACACATCAAGTCAATCGCTGAACACATTAACAATAATGCAGTCGATTCTATCACCGAATTTTTAGAGAAAGCACTTCATGACCAAACAAAAGGATCAATGCTGTAATTTTTGCGGCAAAAGCAAACAAGATGTTGAAAAACTAATTGTCGGTGGGGACGATATTGCTATTTGCAATGATTGTGTTGATCTATGTGCTGATATACTCAAAGACGACAAGGTAAAAAGATTTCCAGGAGAAGAATTTAAACAGGCATTTAATCCTGTAAAAATCAAAGAATATCTCGACGAGTATGTTATCGGACAAGATGAAGCTAAGATCAATTTAAGTGTAGCAGTATGCCAACACTTTAAACGTATCAATAATCCACGCAAGGATATTGAGCTAGAAAAGACCAACGTGCTAATGATGGGTCCTACTGGATGCGGTAAAACCATGCTGGTTAAAAAACTAGCACAGTATCTTGATATCCCATTTGCTATTTGCGATGCCACCGGACTTACTGAAGCAGGCTATGTCGGCGATGACGTTGAAAGTGTGCTAGTACGTTTGATTAATGCGGCTGACGGAGATATTGAACGAGCTCAAAAGGGGATCGTTTATATCGACGAAATTGACAAAATTGCTCGCAAGGGTGAAAGTGTCAGTATTACTCGTGACGTAAGTGGCGAAGGTGTTCAACAGGCTCTACTTAAAATGGTAGAGGGAAGTGTTGTAACTGTTCCTAATGGAGAGAAGCGTAAGCATCCAAAAGGCAACATGAACGAAATTGATACAAGTCATATCTTGTTTATTGTTGGCGGAGCATTTGTAGGATTGGATAAGGTTGTAGAACGTAGAACTAGTAAAAGCTCTATTGGCTTTGGATCGCAATTAAAAGATTCAGGACAAAAAGGTGACTTGTATAAAGAAGTTACTACAAAAGATCTTATCAGCTACGGATTAATTCCGGAATTTGTTGGTCGTTTTGGCAGTATAGTTAGTGTAGAAGCGTTAAGCATTGCTCAACTGGTACAAGTGCTAAAAGAGCCTAAAAATAGTCTTATTAAACAGTCCCAGTATATGTTTGAACTAGATGGAATTGAATTAGAATTTGAAGATTCTGCCTTAGAAGCAATTAGCCAAAAGACCAAAGATTTAGAAACCAATGCTCGTGGCCTTAAAAGTGTTATTGAAAAGATACTCTTGCCTTACCAATTTGATGCCGTAGATTTAAAAGTACGCGGTTTATCCAAAATTGTGATAAGTAAAGAAGCAGTGGAAGGAAAACCGGCCACTTTAATTTTTGATAAGATAGAGAATGCAAAGACAAAATAAAGGCCCTAAGGGATTATCAGTTGAAGTAAAAGACGGCAACGTTAGTGTTGCCTTGCGTAAACTCAAACGCAAAGTAGATGACAGTAATCTATTATTAGATGTATTATCTAAACAGTTTTACGAAAAGCCTACTACCGAACGCAAGCGTAAAAAAGGTGCGGCCAAAGCACGTTGGCGCAAGAAGCTTCGCGAACAACAATTACCTAAAAAATTATACTAATATTGCCAATTTACTTGACATAATATTCTTTTAATAATATACTAATAATGTGCTCCGAAATAGAAGTAGGTATAGCACAAAATGTTAATATAGATAACAAGGATAATATGAGTAAATTTAAAATGGCATTACTTGCCAAAAAACAAAAACAGGTCTGGAATCAAAAAACGGCCATCAAACAGTTTCTTTCAAATTATAATATTCAATTTGAAATGGAAGCAGATGCTATGGATCTTCGTACTATGGCACAAAATTATACAGCATCAAACGATATTATTCCCCTAGAAGATATTCATCAAGGATTGATGGCAATTCTGGGCCCGAATTATGATCCGTCAAACCAACCACCTTATGATCCATCATTAGGGATTCCGCTGTTTCCTTTTGCTACAATGGGAACTACTGCTCCTCAATTTTCTTATGTAAATTGGGACGAGTTATATTTGTTCTCCATCTTCCAGCGTGACGTTGCGGCAAATCATTGCAAAAAATTAAAGTCCGATTGGGATCATACTTCTGTACTGATTCCGTGTGCTATTAAGTTTACAATTAAGGGTAAAGTTTATTACTGCATCTGGGATGGACATCATACTCTACAAACTGCACGTATGATGAACTATACAAAATATCCAATTTGGTATATCGACATCGATGCAGTACCAATGACAGCTATTGTGTCTGCAGGATTTACACCAGACGAAGCAGGTAAAGTAAAATACGGTTGCTGGATTGCCGGACATAACATGATCCGTATCAACGCAACTAACAAGCGTCCATTGTCACACTATGATCGTTTTATGATCTTGTTGGAGACAAACGATGCTAAGTCTGTTTCAATGTATCGAATTATTACAGGAACAGGTTGTGTTGTAAAACGTAATGCTAAAATTCCTGGATCATGGACACAGATCAATTCAGGTGAAGAGTGCTATGATTTGATGCTAGGTAACGGTCAAGAAAGCAAAGGAATTTTTTGGCGCAGAGCTCTTGAGTTTCACCGTCGAGTATGGCCAAATGCACCGCTGGTGTTGGAAATCTTCCGTCCATTTAGTTATATGTATCAAGCGTTTGATGTGGGCAATTATACAATCGACTCACAGTTCGATACAGAGATGGAGAATATCATCGTTAACAAATACGGTGATCCAGAAAGCGCACATGCTATGATCAAGGAAAGTTACGAGCAGGCAGTTGTTAACAATCTCGGTCGTGGCCGATTGCTTAAAAACGATCGCGAAATTGTTACAAACGGATTGCTTAATTTATACAATCAAAACTGTGGTCGTCTTGCTGTAATTCCGCAAGCTGACTATGTTTGGAGTGTGTAATGGCCAAGTGGCTCTACGTGTTTAAAGATCCGTTGGGCTCCGGTGATGTTAAAATTGGCATCACTGGCAATCCTAAGATACGTTTAAGCAATTATCAAAATTCATATAGTGCCAAGAGTCACAAAGCATGTTTTGACTATGTTTGGGAAGGTGCACCGAAAGCAATTGAAAAACTTGAAAAGGTTTTAAAAGAAACATACAAGTGGGATATTGCTAGTGATAAGATGGGTGAGAGCGAGTGGGTAACTGATCTCACAATCGAAGAACTTATTAAAGTAGTTGAATCAGAAATTCAAGGATGGAGATTTCATATTAAAATTCTTGATGCAACTTTTCCTATAACCAATGACGATATAGAATGGAATTAGAATGGCAAAACATTTGATGGTGGATATGGAGACGATGGCTGTCTCCCCGAGCGCAGTAGTCCTTTCATTAGGCGCTGTACACTTTAACCCTTACGGAAACGGATATGGCGATAAACTGTACTTTCGCGTCAGTATTGATGACCAGGATGCACTCGGCCGAGAAGTAGATCCGAATACCATCGATTGGTGGAGCAAACAGGATCCGAAAATCATGGAAGAAGCATTTAGTCCAGATGATCGGATCCCTTTAGTAGAAGCTATGGACAAGTTCCATAAGTTTGCGTGGGGCTGTGATGCTTTTTGGAGTCATGGCGCTACATTTGACTTGGTCATTTTGGAAAATATCTATAAACAATTAAACAAACCGTTGCCGTGGAATTTTTGGCAACTGCGTGATACACGTACTTTGTTTGACCTAGGTGTTGATCCAGATATGCCAAAAGGCAGTAAACACGATGCATTGCAGGACGCAATTCGTCAAGCAGTAGGTGTACAGAATGTGTACACAAAATTAAAAATAAGGCCAAAATAATGTTAGAATGCTTAATTATGGGCGATAGCATTGCTGTAGGGACTCAAACTTTCAAACAGGAATGTGCTATGATCGCCAAAGGTGGTATCAACAGTTATCAATGGGTCAACAAGAACATTGACAAGGCTCCCTATGTAGCCAAGACTGTTATTATTAGTTTAGGTAGTAACGATCACAAGTACGTGAAGACTGGAGAAGAACTTCGTAACATTCGAGAGCTTACAAAAGCTGAACGAGTCTATTGGATTCTTCCGGCAATTAAACCTGACATTCAAGAAATAGTTAAAAAGGTAGCCGCACAATACGGTGATACTGTATTACCCATTACTCGTTTACAACCAGATGGTATCCACCCAAGTTGGGCTGGTTACAAAGAAATAGTGAAAGAAGTAAAATGAAACTGTTTGCTCGTACTGGAGGACATTGGCTCTTTTGGACTAGTGTCTTTTATATTGTTTCAGCCATATTGATTGCGAATAGTCCCTATAGACAGTATACTTGGTTTACACAGGCGGTATGGGTATTTGTAATGTCATTACCGTTATTTTGTAATCCGCTAGCTCGCTGGCTTAACCTGAGAGAGAATCATATGTTTGATTGGATGAAAATGAAAAAAGACGAAAAAGTAATTCCGTTTCCGGAACCTAAATCAGTTCCTTATATTGCGCCACCTGAGCCAAAAAAGGAACCTAAAACTTACTACACGTTTGGTATTACTGATGACAATCGTGTAACTTTCACAATTGGTTATACTACACTTACTATGACTAAATTAGGTGTTCAAAACTTGATTGAAGAACTTGAGTTTTTTAAGGGTAGGGTATCAGACGAATAAGAATTTGCGTCTGAGGCTGAATGGTATAGCAAGGGCTTCTAAAACCCGAGACAGCAGGTTCGATTCCTGTCAGACGCACCAAAAGGAAAACTATGAAAGTAAAAGCAGATAGAGTATTAATTAAACAAATTATTGTCGACGCTAAGTCGTCTGGGGGTATTATCTTTGCACACACAGGCGAAGAAAAGACTCACAAAGGAACAGTAATTGGAGTTGGTCCAGGTCGTGAATCTACAACAGGTGAACCGATCCCTATGGATATCAACGAGGGCGATGTAGTTCTTTATGATGTTAAAAAAGGAATCCCGATTAAAATCAACGGCGATGATCTGATCATGCTTAAAGAAGAAGACGTTTTTGCAGTATTAGAAGAATGACACTAGAAGAAGCTATCAAACTTAAAGAAAGCCTGGAAGAACTTATTGCTGATCCAGAAATTGATTTTGGCCCTGCTTACGAGTTTACCAAAATTAGGCAAGCAGAAGCGTTACGCATAATCAAAAAAGAAATAAAGAGTATTAAAAATGGCAAAGAAACAAGCCAAAAAATTTAACTATGCTGTAGGACACTACTGGGAAGGCGAAAGCGGCTCAGTAGGTTGCTATGCTTATGGCAACGAACACTTCTACGGTACTATGGAACAAGCTCAAAACTTCTTGAAGTATGTGCAAGAACAAGATAAGAAAAACAAACGAGCCGATCGTAGAGATTGGAGAATTTTTCAACTGGTAGAAGTGCCGGTATAAATAAATTTGCGGGTGGTCCGCAAACCAACTGACTTTAAGAATATATGTGTTTAGTCAGTACACAGTAAAAGGAAAGAAAAATGATGTATAATAACAAACTCGTTGCGAGTCTAAAAGCTAACGGCAAAATCCTTAGAGAATTTAAGGACACAGTTTATATTCCATTTGGTAGCGAATATAGCTTCTTAATCAAAAACCTCAACACAACACGAGCATTGGTCAAAATCTATATTGACGGCGACAATGTAATTGATGGCGGCATCGTTCTTAACGCTGGTGAGGAAGTTGACCTAGAGCGTTACGTTAAAAACGGCAATCTCAAAGCAGGTAACAAGTTCAAGTTCATCGAACGTACACAGGCAATTGAAGATGGTCCACGTGGTGTAAAACTAGAAGACGGTTTAGTACGTATTGAATTCCAATTTGAAAAGCCAATTCAAGTTCGTCCAAATCCTTGGAATACTTCTCTTTGGAGTCAATATCCGGGAGTCACTGACAAGTTTACAATAACAGCTAGCGGAGCAACATACTCTACAAATGTTAACGGTGCAATGCGTGGTGTGGACTTCAGTGCTGGAGAAGCAACTAAGGCAAGTGCCGCGGCTTTTATTAATCAAGTAGCACCGCAGGCTACTGAAGTGCATGATGGATCTGCTACAATGGATTGGTGCGATGTGGGCATCACAGTTCCGGGTAGCAAGTCTACTCAATCCTTTACGCATACTACAATGGGCGGAATGGAAACTGAAGTACATAGCATTATCTTGAAACTAGTAGGTGACCTGGGCAACAACAAACCTGTTGTTAATCCAGTTACAGTTAAGGCAAAACCCAAATGTGTTACCTGCGGTAAACTGAACAAAGCAACTGCTAAGTTCTGTACCGAATGTGGCACCGCTTTAGAAATATACGCATAAATAAAATTATGATGTAGATTAAAAAACATTTAAAAACACAGCCCAAGCCTCTTGCCACATCTGTGGTTACGCTTGGGCTTTCTTTTGACTAAAATTTCATTAACCTAAGGAGAATAAAATGAAAGAACTAAACTTTACAGATCGCGAAACATATCTAGCATGGAGAGCAGAATGGCGTGCCGCATACGCAAAATTATCGGTGGATATCCGAAATGCCAAAAACGCTTATAAAGGCGAACAGCGCAAGGTAACCTATTCTATAGTAAACCAAGGCAAATCGTGGGAGTATATACAACCTATGATTGACGATAAACCTCTACGTTGGGATATGGACTATTACAAAATATTTGGGCAATGGCACAAACTTCGTGAGGAAGCAAGATCTATGCTAGAACTACGTGCTAAGAGCAAAGAAAAATCTGCTGAGCAACGTCTAAAAGCAATATCACCAAAAGAGGTTGATTTAAGCCACATTTAAGTGTATTATAATTGCTAGAGCATAAATAAAAGTATATGATTGCTCTAAACAAGTACTCTATATATTGCTCTAAAGGATAATAAGAATGGCTAGTATTTTTAAATGCTTAAACTGTGGTAGAGAAAACCCTGTTAAAGGCGCAAACTATACAAACAAGTATTGTAACAATTTTTGCCAACAACAGCACCGTCGTACTCTACTCGCAGAAAAACGCATTGAAGAATGGAAGTCAGGTTGTGGACTGTATGTATGGAAAGAAGTTCCAGAATACATCCGAGATTATCTTTTAGAGGAACGTGGACACAAGTGCGAAGTGTGCGGTATTACAGAGTGGTTGGGAAACCCTGCTCCTCTTACTGTAACACAAAAGGATAGTGATGCGTACAATAATAAAGAGGAAAATTTAGAAGTAATCTGCTTTAATTGCAAATCGCAAAAATAATTCATTTAACACACAGGAGAATTAAAATGAAAACAATCGGTGATAAGTTAGAACATTTCGTAGTTACAGGCGTTAAGCCAGGACAACCAGAAGATGCTTTCTTCAATATTGATGAAACTAGTTTCGAAGGTAAGTGGAAGGTAATCGTGTTTTATCCAAAAGATTTTACATTTGTTTGCCCAACTGAAATCGTTGCCTATGACAAGTTGAATCAAGACTTTACTGATCGTGATGCTGTATTGTTGACAGGTAGCACAGATAACGAGTTCTGCAAACTAGCCTGGCAAAAGTCACACGAAGACTTGATCAAGATCACACACAATCAGTTTGCTGATACACAACGTGGTGAGTTGAGTTTGGCAGAACAGTTGGGCGTATTTTATGCTCCAGCAGGTGCCGCACTTCGCGCTACATTTATCGTTGATCCAGACAACACAATCCAACACGTTACAGTAAACAACTTGGATGTGGGTCGTAGCCCAGAAGAAACATTGCGTATTTTAGACGCATTACAAACTGGCGAACTTTGTGCATGTAACCGTACAGTCGGTGGCGCAACATTAGGGTAATATCCAAGTATGTGGCGCAGTATGTTAATCTCAGATTTATCTAGAGTCAATGATATTGCCAACCACATACACCCAGATTTTTTTGAAGCACCGGAAGTGTTTGAAGAAAAATTAACATTATATCCGCAAGGATGTTTTGTTTTTGAAACAGATCAAGTTAACGGATACGCATTTACTCATCCGTGGTTTTTAATGAAACCACCTAAATTAAATTTGTTTCTTACAAATATTGAGGGTGCTGATACTTACTACATACACGATGTGGTTTTGTTGCCAGATGTTAGAGGACAACACAATGTTGAAAAATTGTTTGAGTTATTAAACAACACATTTGATACAATGAGCCTTATTTCGGTTAATCAGACTACAAGTTACTGGAACAAGTTTGGGTTTGAAAAGGTTGAATTAGATGTATCTGATTATTCAGATGACGCAATATATATGATAAGGAAAATAAAATGAGTTTTATTGAAACAGTAAAAGGCGCTTTACCAGATTATGCCAAAGACACAAAATTGAATCTTGATGCTGTTCTTTTGCGTAGTACATTAGATGCTGATGTGGCTATGGGTTGTGCTGTA